CAACACGCAGAACCTCACTCCGGCGTCGAGCAGCCAGACGCCTGTGTTCTATCTGAAGAACGACAGCACGAACAACATCGTGATCGAGGCTTGGTTCTTTGGCGTCGGTGGTCCTCAGACTGGCTCACCTGCGGCTGGAACGCCGAGCGTCATCGCCGTCTACCCGTCGCCTAACGCGGTGACGGGCGGGGTAGCCGTGCCCATCGTCAACCGCTCTGCGAAAGATCCGTACTCGTTCAACCTGATCGCGCTCAAGCACGACGCCGGCTCTCCGCTACTTGTGAACGGCACGAGCACGCCTAGCTCGTCAGACCTTGGCGACCCCGTGCTTTGGCAATATCAGGGCAACGGCGTCGGCTCGCGCGCTTTCGGCGTCGTACACCTTCACCTTCCCGCTGGTCAGTGGGTAGTCGTCACGCTTGAGTTGACGGGCACCCTGATCGCGCCGATTTACACCGGCTTCACCGGCTACGTCGAAGAGGAAGTCTGATGGCGAAGATTGAAGACGGAACAGGACTTGGCTTTGACGCGCGTGTTGACGAGAACAACCGCTTCCACGTTCACGCCGTTGGCGTGACGGAGGTGGTCCACGCCGCAGAGCAAGGGCTCGCGTTCAACATCAACACCGGGCAGATCAGCGTGACCGCAGACGCCACGCTGGTCTACCTGAAGAACAACGAGACGAATGACTTTGTGGTCGAGGCCATCGCCATCGGTAACGACGGCGGAGCGACCTACTCGACCCGACCGCTGATCACCGTCGTTCGCAACCCGACTGGGGGCGACCTAATCACCGACCAGACAGATGTGGACATGAACCAGAACCGCGACTTCGGTTCGAGCCGCGTGTTCAACTCGAATGCGTACAAGGGCAAGACGGGAGGCACGCTCACGGGCGGCAACGACATCGCGATCCTTCAGAGCACCACGGGCGGGCGAGACTTCTTCACGCTTGGATTCGTGCTCACTGAGGGTTCGAGCATCGGGCTGTCGTACACCGCGAACATCAGCGCGGGCACGTCTCTCATCTATGTTGCGCTGGTCGGTTACCTCCGCGACCCAGCAGGACAGGACAACTGATGGCGAAACTTGAGGACGGATCTGGGAGCAGTCGGCGTGTTCGCGTCACGCAAGAGAACCGCCTGTCAGTGGATTCGGTCACGGTGGCCGGTGAGGACAACGCCATCCGAGTCGGGGAAGGCTGGCAGATCGCCTCGGCCGGAAGCGGCGCACCGAACATCTCCTTCACCGCGGCGCAACAGACCGCGCCGCTGTACTTCAGCAACACGGGCGACCTTGACATCGTTGTGGATCGTGTCGTTGTCATCCTCGGCACGGCGACAGGCGGAACGGGTGATTGGCTGTTTCGGCTGATCCGCAATCCCACCGGAGGCACCCTCATCGACAACGCGGTGAGCGCTGGTATCTCGAACTCGAACCACGGTGCGACGAACGCCTATCCCGGCGTAGCGTACCGCAGCCTGACACCCGTGAGCACTGGCGCCGCGGGCACGAACTTCGATACGTTGACTGGAGGCAGCGGGGCAACCCAGCCCCTCAAGCAGACCATCGACCGCGTGATTCTTCCGGTCGGGCGGAGGCTTCCGCAGGGCTTCTCTCTCGGCTGCACCCTCACACCGCCAACCGGAACCACGGCAGCGTCCGCGTTGATCGTGGCGCACGTCTTCATCGACCGAGATTCCTGATGCCAGTCAAGACCGAGATCATCGACGGTAAGGGTCGCGGTCGCTCTGCGGAGGTGACTCCAGCGGGTACCTTGTTGGTCGCGCCCCAGACTGAAACGGCGCGAGGCATCGACCCGCACACCATCGCGAATCAACTCGTGTTGTCTGAGCGCTTCACCGATTCCGCTGGATCGTTCGAGCAAGTGGTGGATGGGTCGGTCACTCCCGTCGAGTTCTCCATCCGGGCAGAGCAAGGATTCACCAAATGGCTCAGGGGCTTTCGCATGGTCGTCATCGGCCCCAACCTCGACATCAACTCGAACCAGCTTCGACGATACGGCGCAGCGGGCACCGGTCTCACCAACGGGATTGAGATCGAGTCTTTTCAGGAGGGCGAGACTGCGAACATCGCGACAGCGCCTATCCAGACCATCGCAGACTACTTCATCTATCAAGACGACTTCACTTCGCTAACCGGTGCGATCACGAACAACGATGATCTTTTGACCATCGACTTTTTGTTTGCTCGCCCGGTCGTTCTCGTCGAGGGCACCACAGACGAGTTGACCATCCGAATCCGCGACGACCTCACGGCCGCGCTCAACACGGCCGATTCGTCGCAGTCCGCTATTGCACGCGGCTGGAAGGAAATCCTCTGATGGCGTTCGCATCACCGAGAACATCCGAAGCAGGCATCGCACTCGTGGCACCCACTGAGGCGGACTACGGCGGATCGTCGTTCTGGTTCGGTTCGTCTTTCACCGCCGTTGCCGGTGTGAGTACGCCGCATGACGTGCACATCGACCAAACGTGCAAGCTGTTCAGCGGCTCGTTCCACGTTGCAGGATCGACGCAGGGCGACACCATCGAGTTCGAGGTGGTCGACGTGGATGGCGTGCTCGCCCCCGCGGGCACCGTGCTCACGCAGTACGTGGACAGCATGTTCGTGGTCGACGACGAACGGCGCACACTGGCGAGCGGGCAAGCTGCCAACATCGTCGCTGGCCTCTACCTTCGCGTCGTGTACCATTCAACCGGACAGCAGAACGTCACCATCAACCTAGACTGGCAGGTATTCCGATGACAAGAAAACTACAAGTAGAAGTGAACGCCGATGAATCTCTCAAGCGCGCAGGGCTTGCCCTCCCGCTCACGCTCAAGAAGTCGAGCGGCTATTGCATCAAGTACGTGCAAGTCACCACGCCCATCGACCCTGAGACTGATCATGCGTTGATCACCTGCGAGACGACGAGCAACGGAACACACAACGGGATCTCGTGTGCGTTTTGCGATTCCGACATCTCAGTGAGCGTCTACACCGGCACCGAAGGCGAAGACGACTGGCAGTGCGTCGGTCGTGCGCACTGGCACGAGCCGTGGTCGGGGCAGTGGCATCTCACGGCAGTCAGCTATCCCGACGGCGAGCACGGTTATCAGATCACCGTCGAGGACGTGCACGACTCAGAAGTTCCAGCGGGCACGGACAAATACCGAATGCAGGTACAAGCCGCCCCGCAAACATGATCAAGTTTCGCTTGATCAACACACTTGAACACAACGCACGCTTCGTGCTTCAATCGAATCGGAGACTCCATCATGTCAAACTTTCCTCTCAGCAACGACTACTTCACCGGCGGTCAACGCCTTACCCCCGCACAAAGCAGCGAGGGCGGTGCACCGCTTTCACAACTTCTAAACTCTGGCGCGGCAACTTACGAAACCGCAGTCGCGACCGCGATCAACATTGATCTCAGCACCGCGAGCGCCGACATCGTAAAGGGTGCGAGCCGCGGCGTCACCACGAACAGCGGCGCGGCGCGCACCTTCACGCTGCCCGACTACGCAAGCGCACCTGACGGATGGACGCACACGATGGTCGACATTGACTCGAACATCGCCAACACGTTCATCGTGATCCATGCCGGCACCGACACCATCAACGGCGTCGCCGGTGACGTGACCCTCAACGCTCAGGGCGAGTGGGTCACCGTCACGAAGGTCACCGGCGCGTCTGGCTGGGTTGCCATTGGTGGCGCTGGCGTCGTTCCTGCGTAGTTCGTGACCACGCTCAGGCGTGGTAGGGTCATCGGACCATGAACGAATCTGACGCACGTGATGTTCTCGTCAAAGCCGACTTCATCGGCACCGGTCGGGATGGCTCAGAACAGTCAAATGTTCTGAGCACTCCCGACGAGCAGCGGGTGATGTTCCAGAACACCGGAGCCATCACCCCGCCGCTCGATCCTGTTTCGCTCGCGAGTCTCTACGAGATGAGCGGCGCGCTTCGATCCAACATCGACGCGTATGCCACGAACGTCGATTCGTTCGGGCACCGTTACGAGCCGGTCATCGACTTCGACGACCCTGATGCCTTCGAGAAAATCAAGCTCGCGATGATTCAAGAGCGCGTGCTCGGCCTCGGTCCCGATGGCGAAGTGCTCGCTGACGACGTTGAGAAAGTGATCACGCTGCTCGGCAAGGAAGCAACGAGCGAGACGAACCCACAACCGCCCGATCCCGTTGACGATCCTGGCGAAGACTTGCCCGAGCCGACCGATGAAGAGGTGAAGGCTCGCATGGCGTCAGTACGTCGCGAGTCAATCCGCGAGCGGCTGTACCTCGACAAGTTCTTTTCATTCTGCACCATCGACGGGTCTTTTGAGTCTCTACGCACTCGCACGCGTCAAGACCTCGAAGCCATTGGCAACGCATACTGGGAGGTGCTTCGCAACCGTGCGAATGAGATCGTGCAGTTCAACTTCGTTCCCGCGTTCACCGTGCGCTTGCAGCCACAGGAGATTGTCGCGCAGGAAGTGTTCATGCGCGTCAAGGCGACGATGATCACGCCGTCGACCGAGCCGATCCGCAAGCGCTTCCGCAAGTTCGTGCAGGTGACGAACGGCGCGATCCGTGGGGCAAACCTGATCTGGTTCAAAGAGTTCGGTGACCCCCGCGTGTACTCTTCGCTCACTGGCGCCGAGTACAAAGACGAGAACGAACTCAAGCGCAAGGAACCAGGCGCACGACCGGCGACCGAGCTTGTGCACTTCAAGGTTCACTGTCCGCGCTCGCCGTACGGCCTGCCGCGATGGGTGAGTGAGATGGTCGCAGTCATCGGCTCACGCCACGCCGAGGAGATCAATCTTTCTTACTTCGAGAACAAGTCGGTGCCGCCGTTGGCGATCCTCGTGTCGGGTGGTCGTCTCGTGCAGGACGACGTGACGCGCCTTGAGAACTTCATCAAGAACGAGATCCGAGGCAAGCGCAACTTTCACAAGATTATGATCCTTCAGGCCGAAGGCAGCGACACGATGACGCCCGGCATGAGCAACGGACGCGCGAAGATTGAGATCAAGCCGCTCACCGATGCGCAGAACGACGACGCGCAGTTTATGAAGTACATGGAGCGCAACGCCGACAACATCGGCAGCGTGTTCCGCTTGCCGCGTATGCTTCGCGGTGACGCTCGCGACTTCAACCGCGCCACCGCTCAGACCTCACTTGAGTTCACCGAGCAGCAGGTCTTCGGCCCGCTGCGCAAGGAGTTCGACTATTTCATCAACCGCATGATTCTGCCTGTGCTCGGTGTGAACTTCTGGACGTTTCACTCGAAAGGTCCAGACTTCAGCGACCCGACCGAACTGCTCAAGGCAGTCAACGACGCGGGCAAAGTCGGCTACCTTACGCCCGACGAGCTTCGCAACGTGGCCTCGCGCGGGTTCGGCACGGAGTTCAAACGCATCGAGGCCGACTGGGGCAAGCGTCCGCTGCAACTCACGCTCGCCGGCATCACGTCGGCGCAGGTTGCCCCCGACGATAGCGATAAGGACAGCAGTAGTGGCGAAGGTGGGATGCTGCGTGACTACGACGAAGATGAAAACTTAGCTGAGAAAGCCGAGCAGCTTATCAAACTAAAAAAAGCCTTCGACCAAGCTGTCTATATCCAAGCCAAAGAGTCCGTTGAGGACGAAGATGCTGAGTAAGCGAGCTTTAGCGGCAAAAGTGAACTGGGCGGAGGCTGCAAACGCAGCAGCCTCTCTTTTGTTAGACATTCACAGTTACCGAATCGAAAAAGCGTTAGATCCACTTGAAGAAGCGGGCTATGTCAGCCTTGTTGCTTCGTTAGCTGAGAAGCTAAAAAGCTCCGCATCTAAAACCGAGCGTAAAAATATCGAAGCAGCTATAAAGCTGTTAGATGTAGATTGGACCTCTCTTTCCGACAAAGAGAAAAGTGACGTCTTAGTTTTAGTAGAAGAACAGCTTGAAGAAACGTCGTCTCAGGCTATTCCTCTTATCCTCGCGGCCATCGGGGTAGGGCTAATCGCTTTTGGAAGAAAAACGCGAGGGAGTCTTGTCGAGACACACGGATTGAAAACACCCAAGGGGTTATCTGAAACGCAAGAAAGCGTTATTGACGCAGTTTCAGAGATAGGTCCGTGGCTAGCGTTGGAGTATGAGCGACGCTTATCTAGGGTCAGCCGTGACGTTCGCGCTATTATCGACGCTGGGCTGAAGCAAGGAAAAACCGCTGCTGAAATACACGCAGAGTTATCCGCCGTGGTGCCCAAGTTCGGACTAAGCTACAACGATAACTATTGGCTGCTCGTTGCTGACAATCTGATGAATCGTGTTCGTAGCTACGTCAGCCTTTCAACCTTCAAGAAGGTAGGTATCACTAAATATCGCTTTACTGCGGTCATGGACGAGCGAACTACTATTGAGTGTCGAATGCTTCACGGCACTATTTTCGACGTAGAGGCCGGCTTGTCTAAGTATCAAGATCTTTTTGCTAAAAGCGCAACTGACCCTATGGCGCTAGAGAAGGTCATGCCCTTCGTGAAAAGACGCAAGGCCGCTGGAGGGGCGACCGAACTTTACGTCACTGACGCCGCAGGCAACGACGTTACGATTGGTGTAAATACTCTCTCAGGCGTCGGGCAAGAGGGGGCAACCGGGGCGTACAAGGACGTCCTATCTCCCGACGAGCTAGAAGCACTAGGCGTTGCCGTCCCCCCAATACATCATGGGTGCAGGTCGGCTATTATTCCGGTAAGGTAGAGGACCGTCATGCTTGACACTCTCGACATCCACACACGCGCCCGCATCATCGATGCGATCACTCGCGCAATCGATCACTCTTTCACGCAGGACAACGCCGTTCAGACCGACGCCGAGATCAAGCAACGCTTCGAGATCTGCTTCAAGGCGTACAAGATTCTGAGGCATGATCTCGGATGGTCGCTGCAACGCATCGAGGACGAGATGCCTCTCGCCTTGCGTGCACTTCTCGACGGCGGAAGGTGGGAACCTACCGAGCGCCGTACTTCATGGGTCACCGACGGCGCAACGGGCTTGATCGTTCCGCCTACAATCGAGTAACATTTTCACACTCCTGTTCGCAGGAAGGAGCAAAAGCATGTCCACCAACATCACCGAAACACTTGAAGCGATTGAGAAGGGCCTCGAAGGTCTGCTCGTCGTTGACGAATCCGCGCAACCCGAAGCGCACACGTTCACCCCTGAGCAGTTCATCGCGTACGTCGCCGAGCAAATCGAACTCGCGAAGGCCGACGACAACAGCACCTCACGCCTCACCTACATCCGCGAGATCGTCGCGCTTGCGAAGGCAGGCGGGTTCGAGGACACCGGCACCGTGTCGGTTCCCCTCTACCAGAGCGGCCCGCTTTCCGTGCAAGGACAGTCGGCCGAGTCCGCTGTCACCGAGTCCACGCAGAAGCCATCGAACGCAGCCAACGAGCCCGGCGACTGCGGCGCGTTCGCACGCGACGTGAGCAGCCCGTCGATGCCTGAGCCGAAGGCAGAGATGAGCACCATGCCCCCCGTGTCGATGGAGCCCGCAAGCGGCCCCGAAGGATTCCTTGCGAAGTCCGCAAAGAGCCCGACCGAAACGGCACTGCTTGAGCAACTGAGCGCAGTCCTTTCGACCGAAGAAAAGGTCGAGAAGAAAACGCCCGGCGACGGCTGGACACACGACCTCGCATCTCCGCAGTTCCTCGACGGCAAGCCGCTCGTCGAAGATGAACTCGAAGACTTCGGCATCGTCTTGATGTAAGCGATGCGAGCGAGAGTCCGAAGAGACGCGAGTGGACCTTCACTCTCGCGTGTTGTGAACAAGGCGTCCACCGTCAAGCACGAAACTGCCGAACGCGCACGCGCGGCTTCGGTCAGCAGCGAACGCGAAGCAGGCACGGAGGCACGAATCGAAAAGGCGGGGCTGGAACCAGCGGCCCCGTCTACTTCGACACCGTGGCCCGTGCTCGCCGCCGCGACGCTACCGCGTGACGGCTTGCCAGTTCACTCACCGCTTGCCGAGGGTGTCGACATTGACGACATCGAGGGCGCGGCCTACTTCGTGTTCGACGCGCCTGATGAGCAAGATGCCGATGTTGTCGAGGTGTTGAACACTGCGTCACTCGACACGCGCGACTACCTCGTGACGTGGACTGACGGCCCCGAGGTGCGCGAACTTTTCAAAGCGGCAGGGCTCACCGTGTTCACCATCGACGGCGCAGACGATCGCATCTTCGGCGCGAGCTACCCCGTCGAGGACCGCGCGTGGCTTCACAAAGATGCAGAGGAAGAGCGCAAGCGTGAACTCCATGCGAAGTGGAGCAAGCTAATCAACATGAGCGCATCGGAGATCAAGCGGTTCCTCGACTCCGAAGACGGCAAAGACGCAGGCATGTCGGCAGGCGCAGCACGTGCGGCCGGCATCGGTCGCGGTCGTGACTCCGCACGCGCGATCATCAGAATGCTCGGCAACGGTCGCGGCGTTGAACAAGCGCTTGAGAATTGGAGCGCGGGCGACTGGCGATGGGCCGGGCGGCAGGTGTCGTTCATTTCAAGGATGAAAGGCAACTCAGGCCCGCTCTACGACGACAAGAAGCGCATGACCCGAAAGCTGAAGTCGCTGCTCGTGTGGGGGCATGACCCGCGCAAGTCAGGCGCGTCGAAAGCAGACGAAGACCCGAAGACACCTGCGGACCCCGACGAGCGCCGCAGCGGTTCAAGCCGCAACAAGCCCGGCAGTTCGTCGTCAGCATCATCGGGTGCGGGCATCAAGGTCACCGAAGCCATCGAGACCGCACTCAAGCGCAAAGTCGAGGAGCACAACGAGAAGCACGGCGACACCGCATCGAAACGCGTCACGCTCGGCATGTTGAAAGCAGTATGGCGTCGTGGTGCGGGCGCGTTCTCGTCGACACATCGCCCGTCGCAGAATCGACAGTCGTGGGCGTACGCTCGCGTCAATGCGTTCCTCAAACTCGTGCGTTCGGGTCGCCCGAACAATCCGAAGTACGTCACCGACAACGACCTGCTTCCGAAGGGTCACGCTCGCTCGACACGCAAGGGCGACCTCTCACTCGGTCCCGGCGACCCCGGCTACCTGCAACCTGAGCAGGACGAACGTATGCGTCGTGTTCGATCATTCGCGCACGGCGTGAACAAAATGATCGAAGGCGCGAAGATCTACAAAGCCGAAGGTGACGAGCGATACGTGCTTGGCGTTGTGCTTGAACCGGACGAGATCGACAGCCAAAGCGACACTATCTCTGCGGAAGACATCCGCAATGCGGCGCACAAGTTCATGCAGGAGTACGGGAATATCGGCCTTCAGCACCAAACCTTCGTCAATGGAAAGATCAAGATCCTTGAAAGCTACGTCGCGCCGGTTGAGTTTGAGATAGGCGAACAAGCCGTCAAAGCCGGCACGTGGTTGCTCGCGTTGCGCGTGATCGACGACTCGATCTGGGGGGCGATCAAAGACGGACGCCTCACCGGTCTCAGCATCGGCGGTACCGGAGTCCGAAAACCTACTACCTCTTGACGAGCGCACACCATTCACGACAAACTGAGTGAGCCAAATGTCCGACCAACCAACAGCGCAGCCCGTCACCTATCGACTTGAAGATCTCGACGTTCAAGAAGTGTCAGTCGTGGATCGCGGTGCGAACAAGCGCACCTTCCTCGTTGTCAAACGTGACGAAGAGAAGGCGGAGTGGTCGACAGCGTTCGTGAACGATCTCCCTGACAGCGCGTTCCTTCACATCAAGCCCGACGGCAAGAAGGACGACGAAGGGAAGACCGTGCCGCGTTCGCTTCGCATGTTCCCCGTGCGCGATCAAAACGGCAAGATCGATCTGCCGCACTTGCGCAACGCCATCGCACGCATCCCGGTCGCGGGTATCTCCGCAGACCTCAAAGACAAACTCCAAGCGCAAGCACGTCGAATGCTTGAAGAACAGAAAGAGGCAAACATGCCGACCAACACCGAAGACGATTTCGAGAAAGCCATCGCTGATGCACAAAGCGGCGAGGCGAATCCATCCGACGACATCGAGAACACCACCGACGCAGGTGAGCCCATCGAGCAAGCCGAGCCGAGCGATGACCCCGTGGTCGAAGCGCAAGCGGACAAAGCCGATGAAGAGACACACCTCGCCGTCGAGATGAACGCTGACGTGCGCGCCAAGGTCGGCGACATCCTCGCGAAGATGAGCGACCGCATGAAGGCGTTGAGCGAAGCGGTACTCGCTGCGCGCGACGGCGAAGGCGACCTGCCGATGAAGATGAAGAGTGAGATCGACGACGTGATGCAAACGCTCTCGTCAGTCGTGCAAGCCGACGAACAACCCGCGCAAGAAGCCCCCGACGCTGAGAAGGCTGAGGAAGAGGACGCGGAGAAGGGGCCGCTCGCAGAGCCCGGCAACCCTCCTGCAAAGACACCAAATGAAATGGGCCGTCCGATGGCTATGCGCTACGCCATGAAGATGGCAGGTATGGCAAAAGATTATCTTGAAAAAGCGCACGGCTATCTTATGGGGCCTTCTGAAGACGGCGACGAGGACGACGCCGAGAAGATGGAAGAAATGCTCAGTGAAAAAAGCATGGACGAGAAGCGCCGCGCACACATGGAAGCCATGATGAAAGGCGCGTCTTGCATGGCAAAGGCTATGAGAGCCATCGGCCCGTTCATCCCCGACGAAGGCGGCGCTCCCATGCAAGAAGAGATGACTGCCGCGTATGCTTACAACCCTCCGCAAGCCTCGCAGCCTGCCGGTGTTCCGAGCGCGCAACTTCCCGGCGCAAACTTGAAAAAAGCCGGACGCAAGATCAGCGCCGCCCGCCTCGACAAACTCGAAGCGATGCACGCACAACTCGCGACGCTGCTCGGTGAACTTCGCGGCGCATCTGAGGTCACCGAGAAGGTAACGAAAGACAACGCCGCAAAAGAAGCCGAGGTCGCACGCCTCGCAGCGCAGGTTCGACAACTCACTGAGATCGCAAAGTCTCAGCACGCCGAACTGCACTCCCTCAAAAGTTCTCGGCCTGACAGCAACGCCAGCGCCGCAGGAGATTTCGCTCAAGTCACCACGCCCTTTTCATGGCCTGACGACATGAACGATCAACTTGACTCCGACCTTCAGTTCTGAAGTCGGCCACACTACACCCACAAACAAGGAAAAGAAAAATGCCACAAGGTCTTACCGACAATCGAAGCATTCTTCAGAAGGCCGATCTCGCACTCTCGGATCTTCTGACGGATGGAGGTCTGCTCGTCCCAGAGCAGGCACAAAAGTTTCTGCGAATCTTGATCAAGAAAAGCGTCATCATGGGGATGTCCACAGTGGAGCCCATGAAGTCGCCGAAGAAAGAGGTGGACAAGATCCGCTTCGCTTCGCGAATCCTCCGCGCAGGTCAAAGCGGTCAAGCGCTCACCGCTGCCGAGCGCAGCAAGCCCGATCTCTCGAAGGTCGAACTCGACTCCAAGCTGTTCAAAGCCGAAGTGCGTTTGAACAACGAGGTGCTTGAGGACTCCATCGAGCGCGGCAACTTGCGCAACACCGTCATGCAACTTATGACTCAGGCCGTGTCTCGCGACATGGAGGACGTGCTCGTGAACGGCGACACCGCCTCGGCTGATCCGTTCCTCGCGCAGTTCGACGGAATCCTCAAGCAAGCCGCGTCCAACGTGGTCAATGCTGGCGGCGTTCGTTTGAACAAGTCCATCCTCCGCGATCTGCTTCGCGCCATGCCGACCGAGTTCCTGGTGAACAAGCTCGACATGCGATACATGACCAGCGTGGACGCGGAGATCGACTACCGCGACACCCTGACCGACCGCGCCACCCCCGGCGGTGACTCGGCTCTCGGTGCCTTCGTCAACAACGAAGCCACCATCGGCTACACCGGCGTGCCCGTTGTTGCCGTGCCTCTGTTCCCCGAGAACCTGGGCGGCGGAGCCAACACGACCAACGTGGTCTTCTGCGATCCGAAGAACATCCACGTCGGAATCCATCGCGAGATTCGTCTCGAAACTGACAAAGACATCAGCGCTGGCGAAGTGATCATGGTCATCTCGCTCCGCTTCGACACCAAGTACGCCGAAGAGACCGCGGTTGCGAAGGCAACCAACGTGCTCGTCGGCTAGTCCTGAAATCGCAAAGGAGATTCAGACATGGCACTTCCAGCATCAACCAACAAAGGATCGCAAGGTCAAACGACCATGCGCCCCAACTTTCAGACGCGCCTCGTTCTCGCAGGCGATTCGTCGTACCCCGCAGGCGGGTACGAGATGGCCGCTTATCTCAAGGCCGAACTCAGCATCACACCGACCGTCCTCGACATCCGCGGGTACGGCAAGACCGCAGGTGTGATCGATCACTTCGTCGACTACGACATCGACAACGACAAGCTCAAGCTGTACGTCCTCGCTACCGGCGTGGAGGTTTCGGGTGGGGTTGACGTTTCGAGTGTTGCTCTCGACCTCGTGCTCACCTACTCCTGATCATTGATCAGCACTGCGCGGGGCGGGGGTTGACCCTCGCCCCGTTCGTGTTCAAACTAGGAGAATGTCTATGCCGAAAACCATGCTCGTTCGTCTCGTCGCGTACAACAAGCGCCGAGGAAATCTCTGCCGAAACTACGTCTACCGCGGCGTGAAGTTCACCGACAAGTGGAAGGAAGTCTCGCCTGCGGTTGCGCAAGAACTCAAAGGGCTCGCGCAGCCGTCAGACCCCGACGAAGAACTCCCGCTGTTCGAGGTGATGACCCGCGACGAAGCAGTCGCCGTCGAAGCCAAGGAGCGCGACGAGGGCAAGGTCGCCCGCGTCAGCGATGCCGAGCGCATCGCCGATACCTCGCTCCGTGGCGCCGCAGTCCCGTCGATCAAGGACGACGCTGATGCAGCGTTCGAGGTCGCACCCGAAGAAGATCAACCGAAGCCCGCAAAGGCTCCGTCACTGCGACCGCGAGCAAAGCGACGCCGCAGTTCAAAGGATGCTTGAGTTCCGTGCCGCGCCAGTTCACACTCGAACGTGGCGTTCATGGTACTCGGCAAAAAACGCCTCGCCCTCGCTCGACTTCGTGTCGGGCGGGGGCTTTTTTGCTAGGATGAGATGATGCAGATCGTTCGAGGCACGACCAACGACAACACGAATCCTCGTGTGCTGTTCGCGTGGCAGTCGCCGAACGTAGGCGACTCGCTTGAGACCGGCACGCCGCCGAGCAAACGGCAACTCAAAGGCGGGTTCTTTCAGCCGTTCTCCGAACTCAGCTTCGAGGTGTTGCGCCCCGACGGGTCGACGCTTGTGCCAAGCACCGTGGTCGACGTGGCGCTTGAGGCTAACTACCTCGACCCCGCGAGCGACGGCGGCAAGCAACGCATCGTGATCCTGCCGTTCTCCGTTGGCGCTGCCGAGCCCGTGGGAACGTACACCGCGAACGTCACCTTCATCGCGGACCCCGACGACGGCCCAGCGATCCCCGTGCAAACCATCGCGGTCCCGTTCCGCGTGCTCGATGACGGGCATCCCTTTGTTAATGGTTACGCGCAGATCGTCGACGCGATTGATCAAGGCTTCCCCATCAACGACCCGACCCCGTGTGGCGGGTACTCGTACACGCAAGCGAAGCAAGCCATCGAGCGCGCAAGCCGATACGTCGAACAGATCACGAGTCGATTCTTCGAGAACCGCTACCTCGTCAGCGACTACGACGGTGATGGCGGTCCCGCGTTGCAGATCGACAACCCGATCATCGGCATGACCGACGTGACGTTCACGTTCACTACGTTCACGCCCGCCGACCTGCCCATCGAGGAGGGCGATCTGCGCGTCTATAATCGTCACATGCGGCAGAACTTGACGCAGCCCGACGACCGCGAAGATCCGCGCGTCGAGTTCCTGCGCACGCCGAACTACCGCTACCCCCGCGCGCAACTTGTCGGCTCCGTCGACATCCTCTCATCGTACATCGGCTTCACCGACTCGCAGCAGAACGTGAAGCTCAAAGGTATGTTCGGCTACACCGACTACGACGGCACGCCGTTCGGCAAGACGCCCGACCTCATCACCGAGGTCACACTGCGCATCGCGGCGCGATACATCGGCAACTTGTGGACGCAGATCGGCGGCGCCGGCACAACATCTTCTGTCGCCGGCCCCATTCTCTCAGAGAAGACAATGGATCAGTCGGTAACATTCGCTAACGCATTGAGTAGCGGAGGAGGCGGTAACAATGCGTTCGCAGGGGTGTTCACCGGTGACCCTGAAATCGATCAACTGCTCGCGCTCTACATGCTGCCGCCGAGGTTCAGGAGCGCGTAATGGGATACCGCGGGCGTCTTATTTGGCCTATTCGCGCGAAGATTGAGCAGCTTGATACTGCGGCAACTAAAGCGAACGCCGGTACTGCACCTAGCGGATACGACAGATTTTTCCGTGAGCCGGTAAAGACGGCGAGTGGTGGCGACTCGCGGGTCTACCGTGACCCAGTGATGCTTCCTTGCCAGTTCAAGGATAGAAGTGAGGGGCCATATTCAAAACTGGAGCAGTTCCCCGATGGGCGCGTTCTGCGTTTCAGAGTCAAGCTGCTTTTCCACTACATTGACCTTGAGACGCAAGGATTTGTTGACAGCGAGGGGCGTTGTTCTTTTCAACCAAGCGACCGGCTGATCTCTCTGTATGAGAACGACGGAACAACGCTTATCCGTAGTTTTGACGCACCCGAGTTGTACTGTGTGCATGTTCAAGACAGGAGCTTCGGTCTTTCGGGACTAAAAAGAAATCTCGTTATGCTTTACTTTGATGACAGGGACACAACAAGCTAGAGGTAGGTATGGCAAGGGGTAGTTCGTTCGATATTGTTGTGTCAAAGTCTTTCAAGGCTGTTACGCAAAATTTCTTCAAAGCGAATCCGACGTTAAAAGCGATCTTGCCCAAAGTGGTCGAAGAGGAAGCTGAGTTTTTTTCTAAAAAGGTTGCTGACGCGTTCGCGGCCCAGAAGTCCCCAATGGGAGCGTGGCCCGCACTAAGCCCACACACGATCAAGAAAAAAAAGAAGATGGGACTTCCTTTATCCCCGCTTCTCAAAGAGCGCGGGTACCTGCGTGCCGAGGTTCTTAAGTCGCCCTTCAAAATAGACAAAGAAACATGGTTCGTTGGCGCGCGGAACTCGGCTGTAGATCCTCGCCGGGGTATTCCTTTGCCGCGCCGCGCTAGTGTGCATGACACGGGCTACCCTAAGACAATCAAAGGAACGGCCTGGGGTAACGTCAGTATCCCAAAGCGTTCGTTCTTGACGGATGTTTATCGACACTACTATCGGACTGAGCACATCGTAAACGAGCGAGTGTCTAACCGGATACGTGACGAGTTTGTGAAGAAAAATGGGTGGGCGCGCGAGTACATCACAACCGGCAAGGGGACAGGTGACCTTGCAATGATCACCAACTTATAGGCTATGGCGGTTCCCACAATAACGACAGTCTCACAAGTGACCGGCACACCTACTGGTGGTCAGGCGGTGGAGATACTGGGAACGAACTTTCGCCTTCCAAGCACACCACCCGTTACAGGAGGTGTCTCGCCAACGCTCCCGGCGCCGGTACAAGTTTTTTTCGGCGGTGTAGAGGCAACTAAAGTTGCTGTTCTAACGGATACACGTCTATACGCCATAACTCCCGTGCGCGTTTTACCCTTCGACTCTCAGGGTAAAACTCTCGGCAGCGAAGTCGTATCAATCCAACTAAGCAACGTAGACGACGACGGAATACCCATCCCCGGTGAGAGCGCAACGGCGGTTGACGCCTATACCTATAAGCGGCCGGGCATAACGCATGGTGAGAGCGGCGACTTCCTCCGTGTAACAAGTCTCTTGCTAGACACTTTACGCTCGCAAGTCTTAGCCAACACCGTCCTCGAAACGTCAGTCGACTTTGATCCAGACACGGGGACACCTGTTATCGACATATCCGAGTTGCCCGCGTTGGTTATCGACGGCCCCCGCCTCTCGTTCAATACGTTTTTTACCTACCGCGGCACGACGCCAGTTCCGGGTAAAAACGCAAATGAGGTTTTCGCGCAGCGCCGAAATCGCGTAGTGGATATTTCATACTCAGTGATGGGTATAACGGATAGTAGCGTCGAGATCATAAACCTGATCCAACTCATTGAACTTGTTATTGACCGCAACGTGGATCTAAGACTACCGCTTGACGCCAGCAACCCATCTAGCGGCTACTTGCCGCTAGAGATGAGCTTTGTGCAAGATCCAGAGTACGTCAGAACGTCGGCTGAGTTAGGTTCGGACATACGAACATTCTCCGGGGCTATTCTGCTGAAAGGGTATCCGCTCAATACGTTTATCGGCGTTGAAAATGACAACGTGCAAGACTTTGCGGCAACCGTGAATACGATCAGCCTTGCAGATGCAGAGCAAACGGGCGAGAATAACCCGACGACGCAAGGCGCGTCGACACGTTCACCACCGGACACTTCCACCGCGCCACCGACCACGCCGCACGGCGTCACAACGCGCTCGCCTTCGGAAACTTCAACCGCACCACCAACCGCACCACCGCAAGGCGCATCAACCCGCTCGCCCCCCGACCAACCGATTTCAGAACCGCCGACACTCCCGCCGCAAGGCGTGACGCGCCGTTCACCACCTGACGCAGAGGACCAACCATGATCGATCTCAAGAACCGAACGAAGGACACCATCACTTGCCAGTTCGACCGCAGCGTGAGCGCCGGTTCGATCCGCCCGCAAGTGATCGCCGTGCATCGCACGCAACACAACCCGCGCACCGGCGAGAAGGCGCGCGTCGAAAAGCAAGTCACCGTCGGCGGTGTGCTCACAATCTTCCCCGGTCAGACTGCGAAGAGTCTGCCCGACGTTGTTTTGTCTCACCCCGTCGTGAAGCGGCTCGTCAACGCGCGCCGTCTTTCAGTCGTTCAACACCAACCGAAAAAGGCCGCGAAGAAATCCGCCGCCGCATCTGAATCTTCCCCGGCACCCGCAAAGAAGCGAAGCCGTCGATAGGACTTTGAATCATGTCAAACGCTCTCCTCTCCTCAAAGATTGTCGTCACCGAAGAAGCGCCGCGCATTCGCAGCTTCTCCGCGCTGCCCACCGCTGTCCTCGGCACCGTTGGCCTCGCTGAACGCGGACCCATCGGCAAGGCTGTTCTGTCCACCTCGTTCGAGGAGTGGTCTTCGACGTTCGGCGGCTACACCGCTGAGACGAAAGACACCACCGCCGCGGTCGAGGGATTCTTCTCCGAGGGCGGGCAGTTCCTCTGGTTCGTTCGCACGGTTCACTACACGGACATCAACGATCCAAACTCCGCCAACGCACTCACCGCGACTGGCTCGATGAGCACACCGACCGCCGTTGCCGCTGGCGCAACCGTGACCGGCAACCTCACCGGCCCGTACGCACTCGCTGACGGTGACACGCTCATCGTGTCCGTGAGCGGTGGCGGTGACATCACCTCGACGTTCAACGTCGGTGCGGCCACGACTACATCGACCAACCCTGAAACCTACGTGCTCGTCGATGGGCAAACTCTCACGATCTCCATCGACGGCGAAGCCGATCAGACCGTTACGTTCAACACCGCTGACTTCGTGAACATCGGACTCGCCACCGCAGCGGAAGTCGCTGCGGTCATCAACGCAGACACGACCGACGTGCTTGCTGACGGGTCATCCGGTTCGGTGGTCATCACGAACAGCCGCGGGCTCGGCACTGGCTTCAGCATCAACCCCACAGGCGGCACCGCTGCCGCGACACTCGGCTTCGCTGCGGGAGCCGTTACTGGCACCGGTGACGCGGCCGACGGCGCTGCCGTCACGCCCGGCGAACTTGTCACGCTGTTCACCGCCGACATCGCTGGCGTGACCACGACCTCGCCCGCGAGCAACGTGCAACTCGCGACCACCGCAACCGGCTCGGCGCAGACGTTGGAGATCAAAGCGACCTCGACGCTCGACACCAAGCTCGGCCTGAGCAACTTGCTCGCCACCGGCACCGACACCGCAAGCGCGACGCCTACGCTGCGCGCTGACGGCAAGTACGCGGGCGCGTACGGCAACGACGTGACCGTTCGCATCGCAACCGCGTCGAGCGAGAGCGCCGCTGAGTTCAACCTGCTCGTGCTTGAGGGCGGCGTTGTGCGTGAGCAGTTCCCGAACTTGTCGATGGATGACACGCTCGCCAACTACGCCGAGACGATCATCAACGCCGAGCCGAAGAACGGCGGCAGCGAGTACATCTCCGTCACCGACCTCGACGCGGGCCTCGGCACCGCAACGCTCGACCGCCCCGCGGACGGCGACACCTCGCTCGCTGGCGGTGACGACGGGCTCACCAACCTCGCCGACACCGACTTCATCGGGTCCGCCATCGGTGAGAACGGACTGCGCGCGCTCGACAAGGACGACACCACACCGACCACGCTCTTGAACTGCCCCGGCCGTGCAACGAGTGCGGTGCAGAACGCGATGCTCACCTACGCT